CGAAAATCACAGATTTTATTCTAATGGCATTCTGTCGCATAATTCTACGCTATTAACAATATTTGTGTTGTGGATGGTATGTTTTAATGAAGACTATAGAGCAGCCATTGTAGCAAACAAAGAATCGACAGCAGTTAATATTTTCAAACGCGTTAGGATGGCATACGAACAACTTCCTAACTATATCAAACCGGGTGTTAAAGACTATGCTAAAACTGGTATGACACTTGGAAATGATTCCAGTATATTAGTTTCTACGACGACAGCTACATCGATTCGTGGTGATTCTTTGAACTGTCTTGACGGAAACTCGAAAGTAATTTACAAGACTGCAGATAATGCATTATATGAGTTTACATTGAAGGAGCTCTACGAAAACCTCTTAAGAGGCGATAGTAGGATTTAAATTTTTAACCCATTTTGATTAAATAAAATTATATGGTTATTAAAAAATTTAAAAATATTGATGAATTATTTCAAATGATTGGAACGACTCCTGACAAAAGGAATAACTTGCTAGAGCACATTAAGCGCAACGATTATTTAAAGAATGAACTTTACGCCAAAACGAGTTATTTGGACAATCAATATCTCGTACAGCCTTTATCTCAAAGAATGTACCATTATATTCACAACATGTTGCACTCAGTTCCTACTTGCGCTAAAGGGTGGTATGTCAGATTTAAAAATTTTGAAGAAGGTTATGATTATACAAGGTATCAAACTGTCCGCAATTGTGAATGGAACAGACTATCACCAGAAGAAATCTGCAAATACGTTTTAACTACGAATGGTGGCTTAAAACATCCAATCCTCCATGAATGGATTAAAGAACAAACTAAATTTTTGGACGAGTTTGGAGCATCCATTAAAACAAGAGCTTTTTATTATCGCAAACAACTAAACTATCCAATTACTGATTACAAAACTGGGAAGTTAGCCTATCTGTTTTCCGAAAAACAGGTCAACAAATATAGCACAGAAATAAATAAATTTATAAGCTTGTCGGAAATCAAAAAAAGAGAATATTTTGAAGATTTTTTAAGTCTCAGAGACCGTGAAAGATGTAGGAAGGCAAACTTAATTCGTTTTTGTTTCCCTATTACAAATTATTTAGAAGAAAAAACAAAACATCTTACTGGACTGCGAACGCTAAAAAATATTACCATCATGGCATGGCATTTTGTAAATAATGTCGAAGCATTTCCGAACTGCAAGGTATGTGACAAACTAATTCGACCAGACCAATTTAATTTAGGCTATTTAAAATACGCCATGACATGCAGCCATGATTGTAATAACAAATGTATAGAAATTATCGAAAAACGACTAAAAAATAATTACACTAACACGACAGGATACAACACGAACGTAGGAGAAAACGAAAAATATCTCTTAACTCTTGTTTCCAGAATTAAAAAACTAGATTTGATATATAACAAAAAAATTGGCCCATTCTTCGTAGACGGCTTTGATCCAGACAAAAACTTAGTGGTAGAAATACAAGAGCCCAGACACGCGTACAACAAACAATTTGCAAAAGACAAAAGAAAGATTGGCTATCTTCTTAAAAGTGGTTACAAAATACTCATGGTCTTAGATAATTGGAATAGATCAAAAGCTAAGCCTTCTGCATTTCAAGTAGATTATAAAAAATACTTCCAAGACACGCCAAATGTCGAAATAGTCAATATCCAAACTATTAACGGCAAGATTTTAACTGACATTGGTTGGTCTAATGCCATGTCGATACAGAAAACTAGGACTAATGCTAAAACTTTAAAGATAACGACAAACACAAACAAAACAATTGAATGCACTGAAGATCACTTAGTTTATTCGAATGAAACTTACTATAAACCAGCAAATCAATTTAGCAAAGGTGATTACATTTACACGTTAACAGGCAAGGAAAGAGTAAAGTCTGTTGAATATTGTTCGGAGCTCAAGGACGTTTTTGATGTCATTGAAACTGAAAACAACACTTTTTTTGCAAGCGATATTAAAGTGCATAATTGCATTTGTTTGGACGAAGCAGCGTTCATCGAATGTGTTACAGGTGATACTCAAATTTCAATTAAACAAAATGAACAAGAAATTAAGGCTTCCGTTGAAGAAATTTTTAATTCACTATGAAAGATTTATTAGAGTACAAACCGAATACTAAAAATCTTAAAATTAGAACACCAAATGGTTGGGAAGTATTTAAAGGAGTCGCAAAATATAAACCTCTAAAAATATATAAAATCACGACTGCCTCTGGTTTGTCTTTCAAGGCCTCTTCCGAGCATTCTGTTATTGACAAAAATGGAGATTCTTTGTTAGTCAGACACTGCAAAAATAAGCTAATACAAACAATTAAGGGCTTAGATAAGGTTGTTGAAAAAGTTTCCGAAAAGAACGAAGATTACGTATACGACCTCGTCGGAGTTCCATCAAAAATGTTTTATTCGGCTAACGGAATACTTCATCACAACACTCATTTGCTCGAAGAATTTTGGTCGTCAGTTATTCCGTCAATATCATCTGGCAAAAAATCTAAAATTTTAATGGTTTCAACACCAAATAAAACAGGAAACAAATTTTACGAAATTTTTTCAGGAGCAGAAAATGGCCAACTTCCACAATGGAGTTCGTCTCGAATTGATTGGTGGAATGTTCCTGGAAGGGACGAAGCTTGGAAACAAGACATGATAGCAGTTCTTGGTTCAGAAGAAAAGTTTTTGCAAGAATTTGGAAACTGCCTAGGAGGTTCGTCACAAGTTTGCATAAGCAACGAAGGAGATTCAAAATTTTATAAAATCCGAGACCTATACGATCTTTTTAAAGAATTGCTCTCAGAAAATGTAGCTATTAACGATAAAAACTTAAAAGTGTCCACGCCTTGGGGACCTCGTTCATTTAAAGGAGTTCAGAGACTCAAGAAAAATGTTTTAGAGTTTACAACAGACAGAACAAAAATAGTTGCGTCACTAAAGCATCCGTTTATCGTAGAAGGAAAACTCAAGATAGCTGATTCGCTAAACGTAGGAGATTTTTTAGAAGGAGAGCGAGGAGAACTGCAACAGATCACCAACATAAAAAAGATCAAACAAAAAATATGGGTATACGATCTTGTAAGTGTTGATGGTTCTTGTTACTATGCAAACGGCGTTCTGGTTCACAATTGCTTCCTTGACGACTCCACCTCAGCTGTTGGAGCACTTCTCATAGAAAGATTCAAACAAACTAAAAAGCCTCCAATTTGGACTTCAGAAGAAGGTGACTATACGGTTTTTGAATATCCTGATAAGAATAAACTTTATGTAATTGGAGTAGACGTTGGAGAAGGTATTGGAAGAGCAGCATCCGTTGCTCAAATTCTTGATGTAACGGATCTCCAAGACATTAAGCAAGTAGCTGTATACGGGTCAGCAGTTATTGAACCATATCACTTTGCAAACAAGTTGCTAACAATTGGACAATCTTGGGGTGTGCCTCCAATACTAATTGAAAGAAACAATTGCGGTGCCCAGGTTATTGATGCTTTACATTATCATCATAACTATGAAAAAATTGTTGCATACTCAAAAATATCTACTTCGGACAAATACAATACAACAAGAAATCTTGGAGTACTTTCTCATACAAATATCAGAAGTGACGGAATTGCAAATATGAGATATTGGGTAAACGCTCTACAGGCAGTGCAAATAAACGACTCACAAACAATTTCTGAGTTTGAAACATTCGTTAAACATCCAAATGGTGTTTATAAGAAAAGAACAGATAAATTCTTTGACGATAGAATTATGGCTCTTACTTGGGCTTTATTCATTCTCAAAACCGAAATAGTTGAACAATACTTTCAGATTGTAGATTTTGACTTACAGAACCATCCTTTAAAAATTGTTCCGAATGGCTACTGGGAAAACTTTACAGAAAATTATGATTTGAAAGATTTAAGCAAAAATCCCTCAGTTGTTCCAAAACCAGCTGCTGAAGAAAATCTCGCATACCCAGCTCTCGGAATTACTCAGAAAGAACTCGAACCTCTTGATAAGTATGATTTAGATGAAGATTCGCTCCTAGAAATGGGATACACATATTACAACCAAGATGTCTGAAATTTGCCAAAATCCAACACTCCAATCTCCTTTGAACGTTGCTTCGAAGGATAAGTTTATTCTTGTCTTAACTCTTCCAAAGATTTTAAGAGAGATGAGCAAAACCGATCCAGACTTAGATATTGATTCTGTTCAGATTAGTGTTCACGGAACAATCGTGCCAGACATTACTGTTCCTGCTATAGAAGTAGATTGGGTTGGCCAGACACTAAACTTTTCTTCGCACCATCGTCCAAACCATCCTCCAATTTCTGTTAACTTTGTTGTTGATAATGATTATAAAAATTATTATGTGTTGTGGAGATGGCTTGCTGTGCTGAATGATCCGCGCTTGAGCATTTATGATGGAACACCAGGCGCCTTGATGACAGCAGCAGCAAGTATGGAAAGCGGAATGGTTAATGAATATCAAACAACCTTTTCAATTCTTGCTCTGAATGAATACAACGAGACAGTTGTCGAATTTGTTTATCATAATGCTTTTATTACAAATTTGAGAGGAATCAACTATTCTTACAGAGACGGAGAGATTCTAGAAACCACTGCAGATTTTCAATTTAATCAATTTAATATGATTAGAAAGAAGAAAAATAATCTGAACATCATTAAGTAGCCTTTGTGCACGCAATTTGTGCGCAAACAGAAAAATAATCCAAATTTAGATAAGTAAAATTTATGGCTAGAATCATTAACTCACCCGGCGTTCAGATTACTGAAAAAGATCTTTCCCTTCGTACACAAATTCAAGCAGGCACCACAATTGTTGTTCCTGGCTTTGCTTCACAGGGTCCTGTCAGCGAACCTTTGTTGATTACTTCGACAAGCGAACTTGAATCAATTTATGGCATTCCTTCAACACCAGCTGAAATGTACTTTTACTACAGCTGTAAAGAAGTTCTCAATTCTCCTGGTGTTCTCAACACTGTTCGCTTGCCTTATGGAGCCAACACCGGTTCTGCTTATTCTGATTCTTTCGGAGCTCTGTTCTATCCAATGACTTCAGCAACTGGCGAATGGGAAATTGGTGCACCAATTACTACAAGTCTGAACCAAGATCAATATACAAGACTTATTGAAGGCAACTTTGATTGGGTTGGTACTGGTTCTTCTGTACTTTCTGCTAAACTTACTGGCGATGTCAAAATTAACGCCGGCTTCTTTATTCTTAATGACCTCCAAACGGTTGTTAACGAATATGCAGAAGGCTACTATGTCGGTTTTGCAGACAACCTTGCGGTCTCTACAAGCTCGCCAAACTTTGATTCAATTCTTGCTCTCACGACTCTTACTGCTTCTAATACTTTTGGTCCAATCGCAACTGATCGCATTGACTTTGCTCTTTCTGCAACACTTGCGGACAGCAACAGAGGTTTGTACAGCATTTCTGAATCCCTGGAAAAGGTTGGATTTATTGGTTTCGAAACCGACGAATATCAAGATCATCTTTCATTAGGCGTTTACAAAGTTCGTCGCTCTACTTCAGATGCAACTCTATTGTCTCTTGCAACGACTGAAAAATACCTCGGCTCGTTTGATTATAACAGGCGCCAAGTAAGCCCGACTGGTGGTATTCTCGAAAATGCTTATATTGAAGATGGCATCAATGATGCCTCTCCGACAATCAAGATGTACATCAATCCAGCAATTTCCAAGAGCTATCAATGGGCTGTTAATTCTACACTTCCAACTTCTCGCGTTACTGTTGCGGATGAAGCCAAAGCTCTCTATCCTCTTGGCGTCTTTACTCCAGACAGCCGCTCACAAGAAAGCACAAAAGTTATCGGAAGTGTTCCAGGAAAACTTGACAAAGCTCTCCGTCCTCTCGAAAGTATTGAAAACTCCATCGTTGACGTTATTGTTGATGCCGGTCTTTCTACAGTATTTGCAATGACAAATACTCTTGGAATCAGCTCCTTCAATGATGAAACATTTGTCAGCGACGTTTCTGCTCTGACCGATGACTTCCGAGCAGTTTCTGATACTCTTGTTAACTTTGCACAAAACACTCGCAGAGATTGTATGACAATCATCGATCCTCTTCGTCCAATTTTCGTAATGGGCAGAGACTCAAAAGTAATTGACTCTGAAGGAAAAACATTTACCCAAGACATTTACAATCCCCTCAAAGAGATTGCTGGCTCTGAAAGCAATTATGCAGCAATGTATGGTAACTGGGTCAAAATTTCTGATATCTTTACAGGTCGCAGAATGTGGGTACCGTTTTCTGGTTATGCTGCTGCTGTATTTGCTCGCAATGACGCAGTTTCTCAACCGTGGTTTGCCCCAGCAGGTCTCAACAGAGGCACCTTCAATTGCCTTGATATTGCTTTCAACCCAAATCAAAAACAACGCGACAGACTTTATGAAATTTCTGTAAACCCTGTTGTATTCTTTAGTGGAGACGGATTTGTTGTGATGGGTCAAAAGACTCTTCAAACAAAACCAACTGCTTTTGATCGCATCAATGTTCGCAGATTGTTCCTAACTCTTGAAAGAGCCACTCAAAGAACCTTGAAGTACTTCGTGTTTGAACCAAATACAGAATTTACAAGAACTCGTTTGAAGAGCGTTATTCAGCCAATTTTTGAGTTTGCAAAGAATACAGAAGGACTTTTTGACTTCGAACTTGTCTGCGATGAGAGAAACAATAATTCTGACACAATCGATAACAACGAATTAATTGTTGACATTTACCTAAAATCCGTACGTAGCGCAGAATTTATTCTCGTCAATTTTATCGCAACTCGTACAAGTCAAAACTTCCAAGAAATTATTTGAACGAAATTGGATCAACCCACTAATTAAAGATTGGTGGGTTGCTCGCAAGTCAATTCGTATTTAAAGCTTCCAGCATCATAAATTTTAAAATAACCGTTTTGCTTCATGTTTTGATACTCAGTTTGATTCGAGTCATACTGTTTTAATTTGCGAGGTAACAAATGCTTCGCGAAATTGTATCGATGAAACAGCTTCATGTATTGAGGCATACTGGATTTGAAATAAAAATAGTTAGGTATTGTCTGACCACGTTGTTGAAACCCTATAGTTTCATAAAATTTGCTACTATTCGCAAATCTTCTGTCTGCATAAGTGAACAGTTTTGTGGGCTTAAATTGTGTCATAAACGCCTTTAAAAGCTTACTAGCACCTCCTATTACCGTTGTATTCAACTTGCTACAAAATCTAACTAATTCGATTTGCTTATCTTTTTTGTTATATCCTCTTCCAAATGTCATGCAAGAAACCAACTCATCGTCGTGATAAAGCCCTAAGGAAACTGCTGAGCGATCTGCTCCTTGAATGTGATTTGCTGTCAAAAATTCATCTTTTGTTTTAGTATCGAGCTGCTTAATTGAGCAAGACCTTGCATTAATTTTGTTGGAGATTATTCCCAGCTTAGATTTAATAATCGACTTTACTATTTCTTGCTTATTGTACCATTCACTTTCAAAAATTTGAAGCAAATTTATATTTTTATTTAAAGCAATGTCTGCTTTTTGTTTATGGTAATCTGTACCTCTAAATTCGAAATTATGATAATATTCTCCGTGATATTCTATTGCCAAGTTAACATTCTCGACATAGATGTCTGCCTCCATCCCGTTTAAAAGCCTTTCGTGCCTCCTTATTTTGCCGACGCTCAGACTTTCAATCCAACTCGCAAGATTTTCTTCTCCGATCGAACTATTAGGGTTAACGAATGTATCGTAGTAGCCTTCATCAAAAGAAGAAAATCTGCATTTCGACAAATCTCTCGATTCGCCTTCATGCAAAAGCAAATAAGCTCTTTCTGACCATTTTTTGGTAAGAGTTGTATATGTTTTTGTGTGCTCTTCAATCGATATTGCTAAACTAGGACATCTTTTAACCGCAGACTGCTTCAAATTATTGATCGAAATATTGTTTCTTCTGAGCTCGTCTATCATCATTTGAAGTTGTACAATTGTTTCTTCTTTAGACAAAATTTCGAGATTTTGAAGCTTTTCTTGCCTTTTGTGTCTCTTTAAATCGCGAACAGCAGTAGGGTGAGAGTCTTTATAACCTTGCTTAAAATTCACAAAAGGCAAAGGAAGCTTAGAAAATGGACACAAAGGTGGTTCAGACATGTTATTTAAAAGCAGAAACAGACACTCCGAAAATGTTTCTGCTGTTGGATATAAATTTTTAACAAAAGAATATAGCTTAGCATTCTTCTTGGTTTTAATTGCGGTACAAACTCCTCCAATGTTTTGTATTTCGTCAAACATTTCGTTAACTTGCTTAAAAGCTTCTTCTTTATAATTTTCTTCGTATCGAAAATTTGTGTCAATATCACCCATTCTTTCTTCAGCATTAGGAAATTTTGTTCTTCCTTTCATTCTATTCTTTGCAAACTCTTTTGTGAACAATCCTCTTTCGCTAAACTTTCTGTATTCAAATTTGTGTTTATAAAATTTTAAAGGCGTTCCTTTAATTGGGCATAGAGGAATTTCGCGGAGCTGGTTAATCCAGTGATATATTTTTTGCGGAAAATACATTTGATAATCACATTTTATAGTGTGAGCAAAATTTTCAATAGCTTTGAAAATTTCTTGATGATGCTTTTTAATAATTCTGCAATAATGTTTAGGCTGTTCTATTCTAAGCTGCCTCACGAAATCTATATTTGAATTCATATTGTTCATTGGAATTAATTAATGTTAGGTTAATTATATTCAAATATTTGCCTAATGCAACACGCATCAAATTTTAAATAAATAAATTCATAAATGCTACTATCCAAACCTTAAAAATTTAACCATTTTAGATAAGTAAAAATATGGCTCAAAACATCACATCATTCTACAGAGTAGCTCAAGTAAGAGACTTTGCTCGTCAATTTCAATTCCGTCTAGTCCGTTTCGGAAATACTGGATTTACAGAAGACGATCTCGTTTATGTTGAAACTGCTTCACTGCCTGGCAGATCCATTACAAACCAAACAGTTCCTTACATGGGCCTTCCGTTCAACATTCCTGGCACAGCCACTTATCCTGGCTCTACT